GCCGAGTCCAGCGACACGAGTGCGTGCGCTGTCACCGAATGCGGTGGTCTCCACCTCTGCGAATGACTGGTTCAGGCTGACGTTGGCGATGTGATCGCTGAGATCGATGCTGTTGATCGTCACGGAAACGTCGGTGAGTACGATACGTGCCACGGCTTACTTCTCCTCGATGGTTGAGTCGACTTTTTTGGTTGGTGCGCTGGCGATCGGCACGATGTGACCTGCCTCTACCAACGCCTCAACGTTAGCACCTGCGAGATCATTCTCGCTGATGGTGTCACCAGGGGCATGTCCTGCCACTGAGCGACTGCTTGCGATCTTGTATTTAGTCATGTTCTACTCCGGCTAGGCGTAAACGGTCACATTGAAGTCTACTGCAAGGTAAACAGCATCGGCTTGCGTCACCGGTCGTACATTCGACGCTCCAGTGACGATACAGGTGTTGGCGACACCGCCGAGGGTACGGTCACCTTCGATGGCGGCTCGAATGCTGGTCGATCCGGTCGCTGAGGTGTATCCGTCGAGGTTGGCGGTGGCTGTCCGTTCGTTGATTCGACCGAGCACGACGGTGATCAGGAACTCCATCTCAGGGTCGCCGTTCGCCATGGCGTTGTGAAATGAGATGGTGTCGAGGCTGGCGATGGCGAGCGGTGGGTTGATCTGATCTGGTACGTAGTCGAACACTCGCAGACCAGTGATAGTGGCCAGTCTGGTTTTCAGACCTGCAGCCACCTGGCTGACTGTCGCTGCCATCAGGCTGTCACCAGCACACGGTACGGTGCAATCAAGTTCTCGACATCGGGATCAACTCGACGTACGGTGATCACACCGAGATCGCCGAAACCAGCCACTCCGAGTGGCGAATCGTACCGTTTGAACAGTCGAGAGGACAGGATCACTGTGGCTTCTCGCACTGCGTGCGGTACGGTTCCTGGCCATCCCCAGTTGGCGGTGACCTCGACCAACGCTCGGCCTCGACTGTCGACTGGAAACAGCGTGTCGAGCGCACGGAGCGTGCGAATCGGATAGCCGGTGGTTGTGCCGTTCGGTGGGTCGATCCGATAGTCGCTGTTCGCTGTGAGTGTCTGGTTGTACGTGCCATCTCCGGTGGTGTCGATCTTGACGATCAATCCGGTGGTGGTGGAGATGTCATCAACTAGGACGGTGTACGAGTTCGATGCCTCGTAGATACGTGCGCTGGTCGATCCGTCTGCGTAGAAACGACGGTCGCAGGTGTTGTCGATCTGGCGGCTGGCGGCCTCGACACAACGCTCTAGGAGACTGTCGTCTACGCTGTCGGCGATACGCAGAGCGGCTTTCAGTTCGGCGAGTGTGCAGTATCCGTTTGCGATAGCCATCAGTCAGTGACCAACTTCCAGAGGGTGGCGTTCTCTTGTGTGTCGATTGCCCACAGTCTAGTACCTGGTGGCATATCGAGGTGGAAGTCCACGTGAGCGTCGAGGGTATAGCCATTCGTGCCGGTTAGACCATCGCCACCGATGAAGATATGGTTGCCATCTGTGTGCACGACGATATGGCATCCATCTGCGTCAGTTTGATGGATCAACTGCGCAGCGGCTAGCAGTTCATATTTCGCCGTGATGATGGCCACGGTCAGGCCTTACGAGTCTTAGGTGCAGGCTTGCTGGCTGTCTCTTCGACAGGATCGACTGCTGCGGCTTCCACCTTCGAGTTCGACACTCGTTCGGCGTATTTGTTGATGAGGAGATCCTCGGCGACCTGATCTGGCAGATCGGCGATCTCTCCTCGTTGTGGCCAGGGCTGGCCGTTGAGTGTGCCGGTGATACCGACCAACATCTTGACTTTCATTTGGCTCTCCTCGTGTGCAGGGAGAGAGCCACCAGCAGAGTTTGAGGTCTGCTGGTGGCTCTACTCTCAGGGGTTGATCAGGATGCGCCGCCGACGAAGTGCTTCACAGCACCGGTCTGGTCGACGAGATCGCCATCGGTACGGAGCGTCACACGGAAGGTGCGCACCGAGTAGTCGAAAGCGAAGTCATCCGAGACAGCCACTTCGATGCCGTTGACTTCACGGATGAAGTACGACGGGATGTGTCCGAACAACACCGACTTGGCCGACAGCGCAGGATTGGCCATCGAGTCGTTGATGTGGACGGGGAATCCGAGCAGCATGTCGGGGTCGCCGTTCAAGCCAGGAGCGAACAGGTACTGGTCCTGCTGATCCTTCAACTTGCGAGCAGCGGCCATGGCGGTGCTGTTCATCATGAAACCATTCCCAGGCTGCGTGGTGTACACCGAGTTCACGGAGTAACGCAGATCGATGAGGTTGTCAGCGGTGAACGCTCCGGTGACTCCGGTTCCTCCGGTCACGCCAGCCGACGAACGGGTGACGATGCCGTAAGGCTTGCTCGATCCGTCACCAGTGGTCATGTGACCACGAGTGGCGACACCGATGGCGATACCGGCCTGGCGAGCCAAGAATCCTGCGACATCGACTGCCGCATCCTGTGCCAGTTCGTTGGACATCTGCACAAGCACGACGTACTTGTACGCTCCGAGCGTCGTCGTGGCGAGCGTCGGGTCCGAGGGCGATGCCTGCGAGCCTTCGCCCACGATCGATGCCGAGGAGAATGCGGTGCTCTTGGGGATGGCGATCGACTCGCCACTGTTGGTCGTGAGAACCGTGGAGAGACCACGCACGACGTTGCCCTGCACGAGGTGCTCGACGATGCGGTTGTACACCGAGGTCGGAACCATCGTGGCCGACGACTTGGTGATCGCACGCTTCTCGAACTTCGCCGAACGGATCTCGCCGGTCAACAGACGACGCACGGTGGAGTCGTCATCGTTCTCGACGGTGCGGCTCTCGCCACCGAGGTCAGCCGGAACTCCGACAGTGCGACGGTCGGCTTCGATAGCCTCTGCACGCTGTTCGGCATCCTGGATCGTCTTGATCCGCTGATCCTTGGCATCGAGATCGGCGTTGATCCGATCGAAGGTTTCGGCCTCTTCCGAGGTCAGGTCACGCTTCTCCGCAGCAGCCGTGTCGAGCAGTTCCTTTGCCTGCTCCCATGCACGTGCACGCTCCTCGGAGAGCACTTTGATGAATTCGCTCATCTGTTTACTCCTTCTGAGTGGTTGGTGTGTTTACGGGTAGCAGGTGGTGACACGCCAGTGGTGGCCGAGGCTCCGAGTGGCTAGTTCCGGTCTGCTTGTACGCTCAGCGGCTGTGCCGCTTTGCGTTGAGATCGAACAAACGTTGTGCGATACTCAAGGGCAGGATAGCATCTTGTGCCACCTCTGCGCTTTCATCGTCACGCTGCTCCTCGACATCGCTCTCGTTGCGCACATTCGCACCGCTGGTCGCAGGGTAAGCAGGGAAACCGGTTACCACGCTCACCTCGTGCAAGATCACCTCTCGCAGTTCACGACTCTGACCATCATCTGACCAGGAGTCACCACCGGTCGGTACTGAGAATCCAAACGACATCGAGTGGACATCGCCACGCTGCATCATCACCGATAGGTCACGACCATAGGTGGTCGGTGGCAGTTCAGCCTCGACGTAGAGACCTCGCTCGTCCTCGGACAGTTGGAGTGTGCCGGAGCGTGTCGATGCCAACACCTGGTCGCTGTTGTGGTTGATGAACATGCGCACTTCTCGTCCGCTGTTGAGCGACCGTTTGAATGCACCAGGTGCGATCGTCTCGACGAAAGGCAACGGCTCCGATGGACTGTCGAACACGGCTGCATAGCCACGGAAGGTCATCGGCTGATCATCGCTGGCGGTGTCGTCCACCGAGTCGATGGTAACTGGCATCTCTCGGAACTCGACATCTCGACCGTTGATCCGTCGTCCTTCGACAGGGTAGATGACAGAGCGTGGTGTGGTTTCCTGTTCTGTTTCCATGTCTGTACGCTGTCCTTCTTTCTCTAAGATACTAGCAGACCACGCCTGACCTGCGTCCCCTCCCCACAATGCCCAAGCGATACGACCAGCAGACGGATAGCCATCCTCACCAGGACGAAAACCTTCTGCATCTTTGTCGATCTCATGTCGAGCGAAGTAACTTCGCATTCGTTTCACCGTGTCGAGTGACAGGTTGCGACGGTTGGCGATGTCTCGTGCACGAGCGACACCGACTGCAGTGCCACCACGACCGAACTCGGCTCGCCAGTCTAAACCACGTTTCGCCTCATCGACCATCCCATCGGTTGGTGCGTACGAGTCTGCACGTTGTTCGTCCTCGGTGGCGATCTCCAACGCAACCATGTGATCGATAGCGTCCTGTTTCGTGTCGTGACATCCACCAGGTACAGGTGTGGTTTCGCCTTCTTTCACCACAGCGTAGCCCGAACAGCCTTCGGCATCATCGATCACTGTGTACGGCATTACAGCGGTGGCTCCGCATCGACACCGACTGGCGGTGGGTCGAGTGGCCCTGCAACAACCGAACCAGGTAGAGCCATCACGAACTCATCGCCACCCTCATACGGTTCGAGGTTCTCCATCTCCCGAGCCTCATTCGGCGTGCGGATGCCGGTGGAGATTGCGATCTGATGTGCTCGGAATCGAGTCAACGTATCTGCACGCAGCAGAGCCTCAGTGTCGAATGACACTCGCTGTGGCCTTGGCAGTAGAGCACTGAACTGCTCCTCGATCCTGGTGATCCACGGGAGCAGAGTGTATGTGAGGAAGTGTTGACCTGACATCTCAGCGTTCTGGTATGTCTGGCTGTCGCCTCGTGCGCCGATCATATAGGCAGGCACTCGGAAGATTCTGGCGATCTGAGCGATCTGCAACTCACGACTGGCGTTGAGTTCCATATCTGCCGCCGATACGGTGATCGGCTTCCACTTCATCCCGTTGGTCAACACCGCTGGTTTCCGATGGCGGTTGTGTTGCGCAGTCCACGTCTCACGTAGAGTACGTGCCTGCTCCGACGTGAGATCGCTGTCTGTTTCCAACACCGACGACGGAGTAGCACCCTCACCATAGAACTGTGCGAGATGACGTTCCATCGCCAGAGCCAGACCGATCGTGGTTTTCTGCTCCTGCACAGGTGACAGACCGACCAGGGCTTGCGGTGGTGTCCACCAGCGGATGTGTACGATCCGATCGGGATCGATCTCCGCACCAGCGACGTTGTATCGGCGACCTCGGAAATCAGGTGCGCTCACCTCAACGTTGTTCGGGTGGAGCGG